CCACCAATTAAAACAGCACTAGAGGTTATTCCTGCATCACTCGGTTCTCCAGTTCCTTGAATAATCCATACATTATTTAAACTATCCCAATAAATACTGCTGGTATAATTACTTGCACTGCCACTATCATATGCACTCAATCCTGCATATCGCATAAATGGACTATACGCATTAACTACAATTTTATTACCACCAATAACAACACTGCTGCTAATATTAACAACACTGGATGTTCCTAATACTGTAAAATTACCCTGTACTAATAAATTTCCACTGCTTGTTATATTTGCTGCAATTATATTACCACCACTCAGATAACTGCTACTAACTGAAAATAAAGCATTACTGGCTGATTGTGCCCAACTACTTGTAATGTTATATGTATCCCCTATCACTAATGGAGCATAACTTGCTGACGTACTATTTAAAGCGTATGATGATGATAAACTATAACTTGCACTGTTACTGTTTGAACTATAACTACTGCTCACTCCATACGAACTTGACAGAGCATACGATGAACTTATTGAATAACTGCTACTTAAACTATAACTGGCACTAGTACTATTATTAGAATATGATGCACTAGTCGCCACACTTGAATATGAACTGCTGATGGCATATATTCCACTACCACTCGCATAACTAGCAGTTAATGAATTAGATGACCAGCTAGATGTACCTATTAAACTACCGATTAAACTTCCTGTAAAAGATGCAGTAACACTAGTAATATTTATTTGTGATGGTAATTGATTATTTAATATATTACCACCGTAATAACTCGCGGTACTAGAATTTAAACTATATGAGGAACTCAACGAATAACTTGCACTAGAAACCGTTCCCTTAACACTACTAGCCGAAACATATGATGCCGTTGTTGAATTATTTGACCAACTACTAGTACCGTAGATATTACTAGCCGAAATTGCAGACGCACTTATTATATTACTAGCCGTTATATTGCCGATGACGTAGACATCATCTCTGCTAATCAAGCCATTTTTTGTTACAAATTGATTTTGAGCCATGTTATTTATCCTTCAATATCCAGACAAATAATAATTTTTATATTATTATATTATAGTATTATTCTTATAAATATCTAGCAGATGTTTTAATACTCCAATTATTTGTTGTATTTGCAATTGCTAATAACCTTACATTTGACGCACTAATATCCATACTCATTGTTATTTGATTGGTATTTCCTATATCAACTGTGGTATATTCAGTGTATATTATATCATTACCATTCCAGCAACCGAATATAGTACCGCATCTGCTATTACTACCACTTTTTATACCATAATCAAAAAATGCATTATCATATGAACCAGTTGGAGTAACAACTAATTGATATAAAGAACCGATAGTAGTTACCGTTGATAAATTATTATATGTTCCATTTAAAGCAAAACTAGCGGTATTTGAAACAGATGCGGTAACCGAATTTAAACTATAACTCGCACTAGTACTATTTAAACTATAACTAGAACTATCTGAATAGGAACTAGAATTAATTATGTTTGTTTCATATGACGCGGTAAATGCATATGACGCGGTAAATGCATAACTAGCAGAATCTACATTACTAGAAGATATAAATACTGGATTTCCTATGCCATCATATAAACTACCAGATACATATTGAAGTAATCTTGGATATGTAAATGATACTTTATTACCTGTTAAATCATATGACAATGGCATAACATATAAATATCGTTATTTAACACGAGAAATAATATTATATAAATTAACCATTATACCTTTATTAAGATTACCTTTTACTTTATTTTCGATTAGATATGATTGTATAGTTTTTATAACCGCAGATTTATCAGAAGATTTATATATACTTAAATTTTTATTTTTAATAGTTTTAACAATGTTTTTAGTGTGTTCTAAAATTAACTTAGTATTATCTTGTTTTACTTCACTAATAGTAACAATTGGCTTCTTACTTACATTTTCTTCAAATTCACTGCCTTCTACTAAACTCTTTTTACTCTTACCATTTACAGATACCACTTCAACTTTTCTGGAAACTTCTGTCAAATATTCAGTTTCATACGGAGTAAAATATGTATCATCAGCAATAACTTCTAAATACAACTTGCCTTTAACATTTTCATCAAGTATACCTTTTAATTTTGAAAGCGGTATGTTGATTTTTCCATCTTCACTGATGCTTCCTTTGAATTTTAAACTGAAATCATTGGATTCTACCACCAAATTAACTTTGGTTTTTTTAATACTAGCCCCTTGAATTTTTATATTACATTCAAAGTTATTTGTTTTATCTAATTGTATAGTATACATATTATTGTATTTTCACCTTTATAATTTCATTTAATATAGTCTTAATGTCTTTCACTTGGATTTTTATCTTCTCGTTCTTTTTTTTCTTTTCTTTATACTCTTGATTGCCTAATAAAATCATCACCGATATCAATTTATCCGTCTTGACCTCACCCAATTTCTCAAGTTGTTTGCGTATCTCCTCTTCTTCCTGCGGATTTCTACCCGCGCCGCCAATAGTTACTTCCTCTATTATCCTAATTACTTCTTCCCACAACTGAGTTTCATTTTCCCAATTCAAATCAACTTCTTCCCAATTTAAATAAATCTTCTGACTCATATTATAAATATATATAAACCCCTAAATTATATTAAATTAAATATATATCTATTTTTTAAAAAACACTTGCAAACTCTACGCGGAAGGTGGACTTGATATATCAGGAGGAATTAAATCAGGAGTCTCAGTATTTAATTGAATATATCCATCTACTAAAGAAGCTTTGACGGAATTTTGACTTGTTGATGTATAACCATCAGAAACATTTAAATTATTAGATGATCCTTCGCTAATAACAACCTTTCGTGGCGTTAGTAACTTCTGCATAGTTAATTTCTTATCTTCAAAACTATCAGGAGATAAATATGCCATCACAGTTATATTAAACTCCGTTCTAACCATTCTATCTTTACCACTGGTCATTTCCATATTGTTGTTATAGTCACCAGCATAAACCCTGAATCTAAACCTATTCTTATCACCCCAATAATCTTCCGTAGCAAAATTAATCTTCTCTATAACTTCATTCATCTGCTCAACATAAGTAGTCCATACCATGAAATCATACGTTATCTTAACATGATCAGGTAAAGTAACCGCATACACAGAATTAACAGGAGCCACGGCATTTGTTAACAAACTAAATTTATCATACTTGTTTTTTTGCGTATACTTAGTCATGACAGGATATGTCAAATGCCGATTCAATGTCATTAAACTTTCATTTTTAGAAACACTATTTCTCTTAAACATTAATACAGGTAATTGAATCTTGCCATTATAATCACGAATCACTCCGTCAACACGAGCACTCTTCCATCTCTCAGGACTGCCATATATAATAGGAACCTTAATTCTCGTATCTCCACTTGAAATTATATCAGGGTTAATATCCTTATCTAAATAATTAAATATAGTAGTATCAATATCCAATAACGTAATACTATTATTTCTAATATTATCCGTATCTCTACGAGCATTCAACGCTCTGTTCTCACCAATATTAATATTGGATACATCCGATGTAGCTTGAACATTATTCGGCGGATTATTATTTTTATTTCCTGTCCAACTCATATATATTATACCTGTCTGTTAAATACATTAATTCCGCTAATTCTAGAATAATGCGTCTTGACTATAATTGATAAATTTTTATTCGGTTGACCGCCTAATAATTGTTGGTCATTAAATATATTCTCTATCTCGTAATACCTTTGATTAAAAAATACCATGTCACCCATCTCAGGATAAAAATTAGCAGTTTTTAAATCATCCTCCGTAAATCTAAATTCTAAATCTTGACTCCTATCCGTTCCAAATCCTTCATCGTCCGTTTCTAAATCCGATCTCTCAATCAAACAATATACATCAATGCCTGGATAAAAACTCTTTCCTTGATTAGGCTTGGCTTCACCATACACATTAACGGGAGTATCTGTAGAAGATAATTTAAACAATGTCACCATAGTCTGAACAATCTCATTCTTCAATTCATTGTTAACAGAACTTATTAAATTCCTGTCTCTGTAACTAAAATATCTTCCAATATTATCCATATTATCTTAAATCAATAAAAATAGCCTCTCCTGCAGTTTTAGTTGCCGTAACATTAATAGTATTATTTGTAAAGTTACTAATAGATAATGTACTGCCATCAACCTCTATAACTTGATTGGTCGTATTAGCAGATACACTTTTAAAATTAGCATTTTCTTTAATAAATTCTAATACACACTCTTTAACTAATAATTTTAATTGTTTTTTATTCATAATTTTATCCAATATAAATCATCAAGGGAACTTTCTTCAAAGTATCCATAATTTTGTCGGCTTCATTTGCCTTTGCATCTAATTGAGCACTTCTACTAGTAGCTTCTAAATTTTCTCGCAATTGTGTCATCAATATTTCTTTTTCAGCAGTAGCCTCACTTCTTAATTCATTGCCATCTAATGTTACTTCACCGCCGGGAATAGGAACGGTGCTATACTTCTGTAGAATTCTACCAAGAGTTTCTTTACACAATGCCAAGAAATATTTTCTAATCCACTGGCGGCTAACCGCATTAATCTTATGATATGTAACTTCTTGATATGGAACATTACTATAATCACTTACAATATCATAATTACTACCACTGCTAAATAATGACCAACTTCCATATAAAGCATCTTCCACAACATATTCAACATACATCGTTCCATCATGAGTCGGTATAGGAAATATTTTTAATTTATTATTGACAATTTCAAAACTATATCCACTCTTTCTAATCATATCATTAAACTCAATCGCCTGACCTCTCAATAAATCTTCAAATAATGGAGTCATTAAAAATTGCGTAGCAGGACTATACCCAGCAAATCCCATCTCATTCAACACATTGCTATAACTCATACCCGTCATACTAAATGGATCATATATACGAGCAAACGCAGGAGAAGGTCCATGAAACACTCTTCTTATCTCAATCCTACTACCAGATTCCATTCCATTGCCAATCAAATTTTGTAAGTCATATGATTGTTGTGCATAATTTAAATTAATAGGAGCCTTCTTCACTTCAACATAACCTCCGACACCTATAGAACTACCATAGTCTTTAGCTATACGAATTAACGTCGGTAAACCAGATCCTTTTATATTTAATCCATTTATATTAGGATTCTGGCTGGTATTCATACCCTGCAAATTTAATAAATTATTACGTATATTAAATTGATTAACCTGCGCCCCATATTCATTCACGGCTTCTTCAAAACATGCATAGAAATTAACATCCTTCATTTCTATCTCAACAATAGGATACCCAAGCCTAGTAGCAGCCCATTGCGCCGAATAATAACAATCATACTCAAAACTACCAATAGAATTAGTATTAGCCCCCGATTCACTAATATAATACCCGAAAGGAACAGAACTAGTGTTCACAGCACTGCCACTTCCAACCCATCGTATTAAACTATTATCAAAATCACTCATATTCACATATAAATATCAAAATGTTTTTAAATAACACGATTAAAACATAACATATTCGTATTTCAAGTTACCACAGTCCCATACTCTATCATACCCATTGAGTTTCATGTTTTCCCACTCCGATAAATCAGGATTCATTCCCATTTTCACCAATTTATGCTTCGTGAAGTTAAATCTGTGAATTTTTGTTTTGTAATCGTTTGTATACCAATAGTTTGGTGGAGTAATTCCTGTAAACAAGAACCCATTTTTTATATATACATTATCACCATCCCGTGACCAACAAAGATCAGCATATGTAATTATCTTTTTTGGATTGTGATTTTTTATAAAATATGACAGCAGTTTGGAGAATGTGCCAATGGCTATGTCGTTTTTTAATGATGCAAACCTAGATAATTCAAACATTTTTTGCCCTTTTTGTTTTTGTCCTTTTGATATGTTAGGTTTTGAAAAAGTCATAACAGATACCAAGATGTCTTTATAATAACACCCGATATTCACGGTGGATATGTCGGCTCCTTGAATATGATTATCATTTAAAAATATGTTTTTTATGTTATTATCTATCTCTCTTATTGAACATTTCCGAGCGTGGTATTTAACACCAATTTGCTTTTTTAATATATGTTTCAGTTTACTTTTAATTATCTCTTTTTTGGATAACCACACGTCTTCAAATATGTGAATACACCTGATTCCCTTTTCTTTACATAGTTTAGTTTTGTTTATATGATAATTCCTGAGTTTACCACCTCCAATTTCACTATGCCAGAATAAACCATTAAACTCAATTCCTATTTTTAAATCAGGCAAATACAAATCAATTTCATGTTTTCCTTCAAAGATCTTTCTAAAATTTTTAACTACGTTTAATTGTAGATCGTTTTGTAAAAATCCAAGAATTTCCTCTTCATATTTGGATTTCACATATGGATGACACACTCTACAGTTAAAATAACTATTATGATACTGTTCAAACGTATTATTACATAGGGTGCATTTAAACTTATAAAGTCCGTTTTGTTGTTCTTCGTATGAGTTAATCAATTCTATATTATAGAGTTTACACTTCTCTTTCATTAAATTATCAGAATACGTCTTTCCTCTTTTTGATATAGAAGTAGGCGTCTTCCACGGTAATACAATATTATTACTAATAGCACTGGATATTCTATCGTTAGCTTTTTTCCGCATTTTTTCTTTGGATTCACTTGTATGTTTTTTTCCATACATAATATTTGTCGCTCCACTGGAATTGTGGCCTGATATATAATTGCGATGATATGGGTAAACATAATTAAGAATTTCTACGGAATTATTACAACCGCATTTACATTTTGGAGTATCACCATTCAGTATGTTTTTTATGATATAATCTGGTTTAGACATGTTATGATGATTTTTTATATGATATGATAAAGCGGTGTCTGTATACAACTCTTTATTATACAATGCGTCATCTTTACATTCTAAACATTTTAGTTTAATGTTACTTTTTTTTAAAATACACAACGCTTTTAATTTATTAACTCTAAATTCGCCGTGTTCATTGATATAATCATTTAAATTTTTGGAATGAGAATCTCTTAAATGTGTAAACATGCCGACGGTAGAGAACTGTTCATTACATAACTTACAAACTATTTTGTTAACCTTTCGTTTGACAGAAGATGTAACCTTTCTAAATTCTCCATATTGACTTGTATATTCATTTGATGAAATTTTATGTGTATGTTTTAAATGAGAAGAAAATGCATATAGAGATATTTCTTTTTTACAAATGTCACACGTTTTATTTTTAGGTTTATTAATAATTATTCTATTCATAATAATAAATATACACCATAGAGTCAAACCGCACAAGTTTTTTTGTATATCTACTAAATGAAATATAAAAAAGAAAACCCCCGTTTTCACAGGGGTTTTCATGATTATAAATCTTATAATTAAGATTAGACCTTATCCAAATCAGCAATGTATATTTTGCCGTAGAACTCTGGTCTTACTACCTTCTTAGCATAACGAGTCAATACTCCACGTCTTGGTGTGAAGTTGATTGGATCGTACACTAATGGAGTTTGTACGAGAGGAATATAAGGAGCGTAAACAGCGCCGGTTTCAAGGAAGTTATTTCCACGGAAGCCAACGAGCATTACGTTTTCAGTCATATAAGGATTCTTGTAAACTTGGAAGCGACTTGCGAAGCTACCAACACGAGAAACGCCCATTGCGAACTTGGCACTATCACCATCGGTGTTAACTACATATCCTGGAATAGATTCCAAGATAGTGGCAACATCAGGTGAACATACCAAGAAGTTAGCTCCACCACGGAGAGTCAATTGGTGAATCTTGTTAGATACCTTTTGAATCTTGTTTCCGAGGGTTTGGAACCATGTACTCTTAACATACGCGGTCTTAACGGAGGTATCAGTTGTAACCGTGAAGCTAGCAACATTAGGATTAGCTTTGGAAATTTCACGTCCAATAAATGCTGACCATGCTTCAGTTGTAGCAGCAGGAGCAGCAGTAATTAACATGTCGAGGATTTCCAAATCAATTTCCATCGATACATATTCACTGAGCAATGCAGTCAACTCAGCTTCCGCATCAATACTATGATAAGCATTCAAGTCTTGAGCAAGTTCTGGAGTCCAGACCGCTTTTAACTTACGTGTCTTAGCAACAATTGGTTCACTCTTGAGTTCCAAATTAACTTCAGGAATGCCGATGTTATTAATGCCTGTTGGATTTGCATCTTCAAAATCACCACGGGTACTATCCGTAGGTTGTTTTTGATAGAAAACTGATACTCCGCCGGCAACAGTGCCTGCTGCGAGAAAAGTGGTTGATCCAGAGAAAACTAACACTGCATTGTAAGCAGGAGTAGCAAGAGTGCCTGTATTAGTAATTGCACTGAATTGACCGTATGTTGCGTTTACACCTGATCCACTGACACTCCACCCACGAACACTGGTCAAATCTGCGTTATAGAGAGTGTTAGTCAAGTTAGTACCACTTCCAGTTGCATTTGTACCAAGCGGAATGGTAATGGTATATAATGAATTTGCTGTATATGTTGTTACACTACCACTCGTATATGTAGCATCGTAATTCAAGTCATTTGCACTTGATGTAGTGAAACTTGCTGAAAACGTGCCTATAGAACCAGTAGTTACTGAAGCCAAGGAACTTGTAACTTGGTTGGTTGTATAATATCCTTCGCCGGGGCCATACAATCCGTTTATGGCTGAATCCGTTGAACCGAGTTTAATTTGAGTTCCACCGAACATTGATTCGCCGGAAGTTTTACCGCCAAAGGTCGTACCATACTTGAAATCCAAGTAAAAGATAAGACCTGAAGGAAGGTTCATTGGTTGTACGCTTACGAATTCCTTAGCAGCGATTTCTGCGAATACACGACGAACGAGTGGGAGAGCTACGCCAGCCCATTGTTCGCTGTTAGCAGAAGTACCGGTTGCGGTAGATTCACTAAGCAATTGTTGTGCTTGATTCTCAAGCAAGATAGACATATTGGATTGGTCGATGGCCTTAAGACCTTCGAGCAAGCCTGTCTTTTCCCATTTACCACGCAATTGACGGGTTTCTTCCATCAAACGTGTTTGTGGGTTTTGATTATTTGTCAATAATGACCTCATATCACTCATATTTTTATTTTCCTTTATTTTAGTTTAATTTTTCTCACCTGTAGTTTTACTTAGCTTTCTTGATTCCCGCGAGAGTTTGGAATCTTTGAGCTTGTGCGTTTGTGTTTTCAACAATTAAGTTTTTGGCTGGTTTTGTTGAAGCCACGGGTTTGCTTGCTAAACCTTCGGTAATAGTTCTTGCAACAGTATTTGATTTTTTAACTGTTGATCTACCAAAATTAAACGATTCAGCTAAACTTGTATATGCGATCTTAACTTCACGAATTGTTTGGGTAAGATCGAAAGTCTC